TCTGTTACTGTCCAAGGCTCTGCACCTTGTTCTATGTCCTCCATCAGAGAAGGCGCTAGAAGGCCCTCGTAACCCTTAATGGACCTTGGGTACCTAGCAGGCCAAACAAAGGGCTTGTAGGCCCTCTCAGCTAGCTTACGATAGACAGTAAAGGTTGTCTGTGGAGTCCCTAGGAACATAATACGTGAATCGTTCTTTGGTGTAAGAATAGATTCAGCTTCTGTACACAACTGAAGGAGTTTTTCCCGCATCAGTTCTGTCATTGAGTTACCAGGAACTTCAATGTCGTCTAGAATCATTAAATCGGCGCGGCTTCCGGTTAGCTGTCCAGTTATTCCTACGCTTTTTACGCTTGGAGCTTGGTGGGGAGAGCAGTTCACATCGAAGCTTATTCTCGACCATCTTGCATCGTCGGACTTCGGGCGTAAATGAGAAAGCCATGGTGTTTCAATAATTAGTTTTTGTAAGAAGATAGACATGTTATCTGCACGCTCTTTTGAAGCGGAGATAATCATAATCTTTTTTTCTGGATTATTAAAGAGAGTCCAAAGAACAAAAGCACCAGTAATCCAAGATTTTCCGACTCCACGGAATGCTTGAATCTGTAGTCGCTTTGGACCGTGCTGTAAATAATCTGCAATTGCATACTGTGCGCGGGTGGGTGAAGGTAACTCAAGTTGTCCCCACAAAGCTTGAAGGAACAACTTGAAATCATCTTGTAGCGATTTAACTACGGAGACACCTTCAGACGGCGCTGTACGGCGTCTTCGTGGCATGTTGTGTGTGTTTGTATGGTTAACGATTTAGACCGGTGTTCCAGGCGCTATTAGGGTGAACTTTTTTCATCATTTCACCAAAGATAAAACGTTCTTCTTCTTCAAGTACTTCTTTAAACATACGCATAAATTCCATACGTTGTTGCATACCAGCTTTGCCTTCATCAAAACTCATTTTAAAGTTTTGAAGAGACTTGCCTGTCATTGCTTGAAAAGCTTTATCAAGACGTTTGTGCAGAACAGTGTGAATAGAATCCGGCAATTGACGCAAATTAGCAATGTGGTTACCAGAGTAAATTCCCAAATCTTTTTGCACTTTATTGATAAAACTCTTACGTTGTTTATCTGTTAACCCGTTAGTGATTTCATCCATCAATTTAAGTGGATTCCAATGGTGAGCATGTGAGCCTTTAGGTGTTCCAAGGTAAAAACCCTGATCACCTTCAGGTGTTAAACGTTCTTCACGTTCAAGACGGGTTGTCATTCCACGTTGTTTTGGTCTAAGCATTTCTTGCTCAGTCCTGCCTAACGGCAATTTTTCAGAGTGAAACCGGCGTATAATACGGTTTACACCACCTTCATCGGTAAATTTATTAGTGCCAAGCAGGATTGCTTCAATACGATCCTGTGGCATACGATCAAGAGTACCTTCTTTGACTCTTGCTTCTAGTTCAGCAGTGCGGTTACTGAGGGTTGTCGGTACTTCACCAAGCTGTTCTTGCAAAAACTGTTGTTGTTCAGGTACTGTGCGATATTGACGTGCGTTTAGGTTTTCTAACTCCATACGTTTAATCGCACCACCAGTTTTAGCGTCAGCTAAAGCTTCAAGTACTTTTTTAGAAGGACTTCCAAACCCTTCAGTAACGGCACTAGCTACGGCTTTTGCTACAGTCATTTTAAGCTATTGTCGAAGAATAACCACTTAAATCATTAGCACCACGTCCCATTTTTGTTTTTGTTTGCTCTCTAAAATACTCTTGAACTTGTTCGTAACCGACTTGTCCAGGTTTAAGTGCTTTAGCTAGCGCTTGATTAGCGTGAGCCCACTGTTTAAATGGGGAATCTTTGTATTTAGTACGTGCTTCTTTAATTTTAAGTGAACGTTGAGAAGGAGCAGGAACGACTTCTTTTGCAGGCGCAGGTGCTGGATCAAGTCGTGTGTCTGGAGCAGGAGTCTCTGGTTCTGTTTTGGAAACAGGGATAACAGGCGGTGCTGTTTTAGGTGGTTTAGATGTTTCTGCTTTAGGTGTAGCTGTTTTAGTAGGTTTGGAAGGAATACGGACAAAACGTCCTTCAACCATGTTTCCAATTAATTTACCTTTTTCAAAAACTTGATTACCTGAATAGGTATAGTCACTTCCCCTACCTTCTCCCAATTTTTTTGCGTTTTGTTGAGCTAATGCTTTACGGCCTCTAGCTTCAATCACACGCCGAGCTGAAATAATTTGTTCTGGAGTATACCCTTTTTCAGGTTTAACATTAAGCGGATGATTAGCATTAATAAAAAATTTAGCTGATCCAGCTCTTTGTTTTAGCAATTTCTGTAATGCAGCATTACCGCCGCCTGCTTTAAAAGCGTCCATTAGTTAATATGCGATAAAATAATGTGTTCACGGAGTCTATTAACTCCAAATTCTGTTCTCATCCATCCCTGCCATTCATCGCTACCTTTTCTTTGATTACAACAGGTACAAGCTGGTACGATGTTGCTCGTAATCGTCTCGCCTCCAAGAGAACGAGGCTTAACGTGATCAAGAGTAAGTTCATGTAAATCATAAGTTTTTCCACAATAAACACATGTACAGTCGAAGGTTTCCTTTACGGCTTTACGCCACAGACGGGTTGCTTCAGAACTTGTCATGGTCATTAAATGATGTAGGTAGTGTTCAGGTGTCGGCAGGAGTGGAGTCATTTACGTTTGGCACCTCCACGTGCACGATTAATTTTAAGGCTTTCTTTGACAAATTTTCCATTCTTTTTGCTCATGTCGGGACCACCTTTACCCATAATACCGGCAGCGCGGCGGGCTTTAGAGTGTGCGCGTTTGTATGCTTTTGAATGTGCGTATTTGCCACCAGGTGAATTGTCACGTACATGTTTAGCACGTGAAGCAGCATTTTTTGCGTAATGCTGTGCTGTTTTACCTTTTGCCATAAAGTCTACTTTGAACGAGTTCAGGGTCAACTTGCGGGATTACGTTTGCAAGTTTGTCAAGTGGGTTACCTTCGTAGGCAACACCACTAATGTCATTTGCTTTTAGCCAGTCACAAGCTGCTTTTAAGTCTTGAGTAGTTGCTTCACCGGATTTAATTCGGCTAAGAAACTCTTTAGTTACAAGATTATGCAGCTCATTAAACTGGTTTTCTGTTGCTTTTTTGTTAGCCATTTCGTAAGACTATTTGGTCTAATTTATTTTCAATGCGTATCATGTGATCTTCCATACGCTTTGTCATAATAGACAAATCAGCTTTAGATACATAATCTTGAGCAACGCCAAGTTCAATTGCATCTATACGCCGGTCTAGACCACTGATACGATCGTGTACGTTGTTGACTCGTTGATGGAGTCTATTGTTTAGAGCTGCTCCTGCCGCTATTCCGGCTATCGCTATGCTCGCTAGTGCTTCCAGCATTGCTTATAGATACAATAGGTACAATGTCGTTACATAAGTGTTCAACACGTGAGCCAGGTCTAAATGTAAAACCTTTTTGCATTAGTTCTGCACATTTACCGGCTCTGATGAGTTCATAGTTAAGCCTCATCTTTTGTTCATGACGTTTAGCAATGGATTTACATTGCTCAATCATACTACTGTCAAGTGGAATCATGAAATTAACCTGTGCTCCCCAATTGGTGTTTTTTACCAATCCATCTGGATCAACAGGCTTCGTTTGGTTACCCATTAAAAATGGGGATAATGTCATAGTTGGACCGTTACAGGAATTGGACCCTGCAAAGTATTGACGTGAGGGAGCTCCATTGTTTTGAAACTGAACCGCTTGATTAGTGACATTACCAGTAGCAGCGGCAACAGGATTAGAAGTGTTCTGAACACGTGGTTCATCAGCATACACTGGTCCTATTGCGAGAAGATAGACAACGACGTAGTAGTAGAAGTGATGTCGATGTCTTCTGTAATTGTGATGTCTTCGATTACTCCTGCTGTGCGGGTTGTGATTTCCAGTTGCCACGGATCTCCTGCGGTAGTAACCGAGTAAGTAGTTGCGGAGTCGGAAATATCCCCACTTGGAGTTACATTTGTGCCAGACCATGAAGAATAAGTACCACCCATGACTTCTGTTTCAATGGTTCGGTCAATAGTGGTTGTAGTAGTTGTAGTGGCCTGCATACTGCCTTGGGTGAAGTTAGGCGTAACAGTCTGACCAAGTGCTACTGCTGGCGTAAAAACTAGAATTGCTAGTAGACGATTCATTCTTTCTTTTCACGGGTGATAGAGAAGGTTGCCAAGGTTCCACTTAAAATAGAAGCAACATACGTTGGGTCCATCTTCTCCATCCATCCTGCATAAGATGCAGTTAAGAGTCCGGCGGACCAGACAAGGACGAGGAACTTGATAAATCCTTCTTTTTTTTGGTTATCTTTGTCCATGCAGTTTTAATGATGGGTTTTGCTAGAGAAACAATGCGTTTAAAAACTGCAGTAGCTGTAAGGGTGGCCGCAACAGACACAGTTGCTGTTGATACGGCAGTTACCAGGATCTCTTGACTAGGTATAGGTATCTCTTTGTCAATGACAGGTACCGTTACATAATCTATTTCTGGTGGTTTTGGTTGTGTAGCGGGTGTGTTTTGTTTTTTTGTTTCCTGTTGTTCACCTTCTAATGGCTTCCCTTTAATCCCAGGAGGCGCTCTAAGGCTGCTAGGAGGCACTACAAGCGGCTTGTAACTAGGTACTTGAGCATCTGGTACCTCCAGTATTGGAACCGGCAACGCAAGCGGTTCTGGGATAGACATATAGGGAAGCACAGGTGGCTCCCCTAGATCCATTACAACCTAGGTGCAGGGAACAAACCGTTGCGGATGAATTCAACAGCTTTGTCGTCAATCTCGTTGTCGGTTGTTTCAGCCAACTTAGTGAGCAGATCAACAATCAAAAGTTTTACCTTTTCAGATTGAATAAATGAGAAAAGGATTGGTCGAATAAGGGTGATCATGGTTGGGTAGGCCAGGTGATGTTAAAAGGGAATCCTGATTGAGATGGAAGGTCTCGTAGTTCTTGTCGGTATGCAGCCCAAGCAGCGGAGTCCACAGGAGCGTCAGGGAGTTGGGTCCAATCAGATTGTTGCAACAAAGAGTTGCGTTCATCTTTAATAGCTAATGCTTTAAATTCAGAGTTTAGAGTGATTTGCTCATCAGTCAATGCTACAACTCTCCATTGTTGCTGCCATTGACCATCAACAAAAGAAGGTGTAAGTTCTTCTATAAAAGATGTTTCTTCGTTGTATTCAGGCTGGTCAGTAGCGGTAACTTCAAAATAACCAAACTCTTCAAATGGACCGCTATTTTTAGGGAAGCTGACATTTTTAAACTTTTTCTTTAAGTCTAAAAATCCAGCTGGATACA